ATGGAGCATTAAACCGAATACTTTTCATCGGAATATTTCCAAACGTTTCTATTTTTTTAGTTTCTTGGCTTTTTGGTTTAGTTTCTGTCTTTTCTTTCTCTTTTTCTTTTTCTTTCTCTTTTTCTGTTTTCTCAGTCTCTTTCTCAGTCTCTTTCTCTTTTTCTTTTTTCTCATCTTTCTTCTCAGTCTCAACCTCTTCTTTATCTGATTTCCTTCCTGGAACGACGGTTACATAAGGCTCTGATTCACGACCATCAAGGTGTACACCCCATGGAGACGGAGGAAGATCTGGGTTGTCAAAATTTTCCCCAGGCATATAGATGTTCGGATTCGATAGGTATTTGTATAAATAATTCCATTGATCGGTTGCCTTTGCGTATATAAGTGGCATATCCAAGAAATCATAAAAGGCTTCTTTCACAATGTTTTTATAAATGTAAAGTTCTGTACTCGGCATAAATAATTTATTGAAGTAGGCGTTCCATACGTTGGATCCTTTCACTGCTCTCCAATCTCGATATCCTTGTATCTGATCACTATAACGATGATATAGATATAGCTGATTAATAGACAAATCCATCGAGCTTAATGTCTGTAAATTACTAACAAAGTCGTTCGGATATCCATAATTCCAATAGAGTACTAAGAACAAAGCACAATCTATCGCATTCTTATAAAAAGGGTATCGTTGTAATGACATCACATCGTTGATCACGTTCAGATATTCATCGCGGTCTGAACTACTCAATATAATAAGATTGCCGTCTCCATTATCATATTTAGTAAGAAGGAGATTCTCTAGATCATAATACCATTTAGTCTGGATTATATCAAGTTCAGCTTCTGATAAATCCAGCATAGCCTTAAAGCTCAATATACGCATATCGTGTTTGTACAATTCTGCGTATATTTTCAATTTAGGATGATCATCTTCGTGAACTGGCAGAACATGGGTCGTATTAGTAGGACTTTGTTCAAATAAGGGAAGACCTTGTTCAATGATGTGTTGATTATAGTCTTCCATGCTGCCTATTTTAGCCACAATCGACGTGGTAATGTCTCTTAATTTTGATATTAATTTGAGAATTCGAGAGTTCCGATTTTCAGACTCCTTTTGTAGTTGAGCCGGATTCGTTGATAAAGCTGACACCACCTTAGAATCACTTATATTTGCAAAAATAGTTCCCAAAGGAATCCCGTTTATATCCGCATACAGGCCGAATTTTTGGAGGGTCATATCCTTTGTTGGATTCCCACTTTCATAACTAGCATAGTCGATAAAATTGAAGAGTCCTTGTACTTCCATCTTTTGGAGATCGCTGGCAAATTCTCCTGCATTGGCGTTTAAAAATCCGATGAGTACCGGATCTTGATCATCCATTGAAGCCTGGAACAGATCTCGCATTTTTTTGTAGTCTTTTGGTGATACTCCATGTGATTTGACATAGGCAATAATAGCATCATGTGCCGTATTTTTTCCGTGATGTAAATGAATGGCATCATTTACGGTATCTAGACAGTCATCTAATGTAGCCGCATCCACTCCAAATATTTGTTTGTTATAAGGTCCTCTCGCTTTCAGGTAATTAACTAGAGTAATACCAGTGGCATAGTCAGCTAAAGCACCCGCTGTTGTATTATTAATATATTCATCTAGTGTTTGCATATTAAGAGTTCTGCTTAACCAGAATGGTCTTGGATAGCCGTTGCTATAAAGATAATATACGATATAAGCAATAACAAAAAACCATACTAAATACATAGAAATGAAGCTTGCAGCTGAAAACATGAGTATGAAAGTGGGAATCATGGTGATGACATATATAATAATTTGTTTAACCATTGCAATCATACCTGATATGGCTCCCTGACCCGTTGCAGCATTCGACACTGCAAATTTCAAAGCGTTTCCTATTGGATTGCTCGGAATATGAGCCAATGCCTCTTTTAACACTTTTTCTTCGGCTTTTCCTTTTTCTTCAGCTAATTTGTTTTCTAGTTGGTCTATGCTTTTACCTACTTCTTTAGCAGCTGGATTGTTCAACAAAGCATTACCGACTTCTGTTGCACCTTTATCGAGTTGCTTTTGAAGAACCTCGTTGGCTGCATTCATCGGATTACTTACTTGATGGGCAACTTCTCCGATAATTTCCGGAGCATTTAGAATTCCAGAGATACTCTGTTGATTGTCTTCAAGTATGTCCAAAGTCTGATTCATATCGCTGAGTAAATTTCTAGCTTTTTTGTTAACACGTTTTGGTGGCATACCTCTAATATACAAAGGATTCTTTTTTCACGTTTAACTTTACACGATATGCAGATTCGTTTCGTTCCAAAAAAACTCTAGTTTACGATAAGACAATGAGTTGCGTTGGATGGTGTCTATCATAGGCATTGGTCTTTCTAAATATGAGATTCAGAATAACGCCAAAAAGAAAGGCTCGAACGGAATACAATTTAACGACCACTGCTACCAAACCCACCATCTCCTCGTTCAGTATCATCTAAATTATCAACTTCAATCCCTTGAATGTTGATCGTCTTACGAGGAATTAGCTGCACGAGGCGTACAGGCAGTTCGAGATCGGGAGCATCCACTCGGACTTTAGCAAGAGCTACTAGAATTGATCCACGATATCCCGAATCAATAATGCCGATATTATTAGCGAGCATATAACCGGTTTTGGAAATAGAACTTCGGCCAACCAACTCAAAATGATGTCCCTCAGGTGGTGCTACAGCGATTCCTGTGTCATAAAAGGATACTCCGTTCACTTCTTTTACTTTTTGAATCAGCGACAAGTCAAATCCAGCATCATCTTCGTGAGCTTTAGAAGGAACGGGTGCATCGGAAATTGTACGTCGGAAACGAAACATCTTTTTGATATATCAATAAAAAGCATTATAACTTTAAGTCCATTTTTATGGGAGTAGAGCATCGATCATAGGACCAACACGCGGTTCGATTAAACTCGCAATTGCCGCCCGGGTTTCTGAGGGCAGTTCGGAGTCATACGCTATGATGTTCAGGGCAGCAAGAACACACTTTTTCCGAAGACGTGCTTCATTAACAAAGTTCTCTACAAGTTCACATGCTTTCTTCACAACATCCGTCGAATGAATAACATCAGGAGTCAATTGCAAGGCAGCAACATCGGCTAGACATCCTTGCACAACACGGACGGATAACATATGAGATATGGTATCGTGCATGATGGTATGTTTTCTATCTAAGGTGGATTTTTTGTCAACACCCACGTTTGTATACTAATTTTAATATTTGGGTAAATCGGCTTTATTTACTTGACAATTGAAATTATTTGCACAGTTGGTACAGCTTGATCCACCTGCACAAGATGCACCGCATTTACAGTTGGTGGATCCAATAATCCCTGAATCCCGATTTGTACTGACCATAGAAGGCGCAAATGAATAAAAAGATGCATGAACTCCTTCTACGCCCATCGTCATATTGGAACAGCTTCTATCAAGGGCGTGTTCTTTATTACTGGTTAGTACCTGACCTCGATATTGAACAGGAAAGTTAAACGTAGTGCATTCCATCTCTCCTAGTGCGTTGTATACCATAGGAAGTCCATTGCATGTGTTATTTAAAGACATATTTTCAACTACAGATTGTGACAGTTTGAGAGTTGCAGTTTGCTGACGATCCATTCTTTTATTACTATATAATAAGTAAAAATGAAAGGTACGCCTATTCCGAAACACGGATCAACAGACCAATGGGATCAACGATTATTTGGTCGAATCAACGGAATTGAAGCATCGTCTGAATCTCAATTACGTCAAGAATACAATGGTCCCGTAGTAGAAGATATTCCCTTGTCCAAAAACTGCGTTTACTCTATAACAGGTGAACTCATTTGTCCCAAGCCAGGAGCACAACAGAAATCAACGCAAAAACCCGGTTTACAGACAATGTATCCGATGTTCCTAAAAGATCAGAGAAACACTGCTGCACCTACAGCTTCCCACCGTCCTCCGATGGGTTTTCCTGCGATGACACAATCGGCTTCTCCTTCTCATGGGCCTACAGCTTCCCACCGTCCTCCGATGGGTTTTCCCGAGATGACAAAATCGGCTTCTCCTTCTCATGGGCCTACAGCAACGAGTCATGGAATGCAAAAACAAATGCACATGGAGATCGCACAAAAGGGTGCGAGTCCGAATATGCAGGAGCTTTCTATTGAAGGTTTTGATCAACCCAAGTTTATAAACCAAGATGCCAAAACATCTTTCTGGAAAGAAAGGTCGTCTCGTGGCTTTCCTCTTCCGAGTACCGAACACGAAATAAGTGTCAGAGAAAAACACGGCTGGGTTCAACACCTTCAACATGGTTATCAAAAGAATTGCCATTATAACGTTTTCGGAGACTTGCAATGTTTGAATGAAAAAGAATCATTCGATGGAGGGAGAATAGTGCTACCTGGGCAGAAACAATCAAGTCTCACCAACGATAGCTGTAATAGCTCATGCACCAACGGTTCTGTATGCAAGAATGGTAGTTGTGAAACTGTAGATTAATAATCATATTCTCGATCATAATCATCACAATCAGACTCATAAAGATTATAATCAGGATCTTCTTCTGACATATAGTCCTCTTCTTCTTCTGACATGTAATCATCTTTTGTGTTTTTGTTTGTGTTTTTGTGTTTGAGTTCCTCATGATTTAGTTCATCGTCTGGATCCTCTTCAGAATCACTATCTGTGTAAGTCTCGAAACATTCATTCCATCCAGCATGAATCGCAATAGCAACATCTTCAGACATGATAGTAAATAAACCTCTCTGTGCATTGACAATGATCGAACTACTACTTTCGAAAATACGACATCCTTCTATGTCAGATAAGTCCGATTTGCATAAACCCACAGGAAGGAGGCCGAGTGATGTGGACTCGATATGATAAACGTGGCGATCGGTACCTCGATGATATCCGTCCATGATAGGTTGAACCACATATTGAAGGTTTGTGGTTGAGTCGGTCAATAGACCTGGGCTGTATAGATGATTAAAAACGCGATTGTAAGTAAAGTCATCGAGCGCATGATAGGGATCTCCAAAGTAGTATTTTCCAGGAGGTAATACAGCTCGGATGCTCTTATTCGATGTAACAATTTCTGATTCGTTTTCTTTTTCTTCTTCTTCTTCTTTTTCCAGTGACTCGTTTTCCGTAGGTACTTCAGTTATAACTTCCATTGTCTTTGTCTTGATGTCTTCTTCTCTCTTTCTTGCAGACGAAGATCTTTAAGTCATTTCCATTTTTTGCAGATCAAAATATGTGCATAATGTAATTAGATGGACATCGCGTCAAAATATCCGGTCGAAACACTCCGCAGTTCGCTGACCTTTTTAGCCACGATCAACTTTCTCTTGGTTATTCTTCATCCTATCACCAATACATCTGTTCACCTGCTGTTTTCTAGTTTTGTAGTCAGTATTGTATCCATGTATATTAGGTTCTTTGGAGCCAAAAAGTATGTCATCAATGTTGATACACCTGATGGAGAAAAACAAATCGTCCTAGAGAATAATAGTCTGTTAATAACGGATATTGTAATGCATATAGCCCCCTTTATCTTAGCATGGGTCTTCTACGGAGATTACTATACATCATGTGAAACATCTCCGTCACTTCTTACAACTGCACTCCTCATTGGGATATATGGATTTACTACAGATATGGAGAAAAAGTATTTCTTAAAGAAGCGACAATTCGCTTTTCTAGTCATGTTGTGTTTCCTTGTATTCGCTATCATGATGCTAACCTGTAAAGGCGATTACAACATCTTTTGAGCACATACACCTTGTTGACATTCAACGTATCTTTCTACGGCCGCGGCGATCTTATTCAATACACGCTTAGGTGTATTGGTTTTTGTATCAAATTCAATCCTGAATAGGTTACCATATTCGCGTATCATTCCAACCGGAATCCGCGCATCTCTCCCATGAAGCATGATGTCTAACACCATATCGTTCCAGCTCTCGCATTCAACCGGGTTTTCCGAGACATACGAGAGCGAGTGATCCATCAATAAAACGATCATACGCATTACTACAGGTAGTCTGTCTTCGGGAAACCAGTCTAATACACGCAGCTCGATTCCGTGATTGATGTGCTTATTGAAATTGAAATCACATCCTATCGTATCCTTTTTCACGTAATCACACACTTCATAATAACGATGATACCACCAATACGGAATATCATGATAAGGATGAGCAGAAAACTCCTGGTTTAATATCTTGCCGGTGGTCATAGTCCGTGTATCATAGCTCCCCACCCCAATATACCTTGATAAAGCTGCTCTCTGAGAAGCGTTTGTCAGAATAGCATAGGGTGCGAGTATATCACCTGAACCATATTCCGCGATCCACAACGGGACGATCCACTGCATCCATCGAATCGCATTTTGATGCTGTTTTAAAAACAGATCTGGATATCGTATTCGTGCATGTTCATCTAAAAGAGTAGGCAAAGTAATATTGATATGGTAGGTCATGTTATTGAATATTCCGAGGTTTCCATAGTTTGTCACAAATGTAGCAAATGCATGATTAGCGCGACATAATTGTATATGACCCTTGTCTTTGTATATTTCGTCTTGTTCGAAAATGGTATGTAAACGACTGATAAATTCGTCCTTTGTATTCAACAACTCATCTATAACAGACGATATCTTGGCTTTATAAAAGTGTTGTGTAACAAACTCGATTGTATCTCCATCGAAGATATACGCTCTTTCAAATTCTGCAGCGAACCAAGGATCGTTTTTACACATCCATTCAAAGAGGGTTTCTCCCGAGAAACGCGGATTAGCCGGACTCCCTTTTTTGTACAGGGTAATGGGCTGACCAAATCTATCATTTTTTTGAAATGTATGTGAATTCACTAACACAGGCAAAGTGTGCCATGGTGATCCGTCTTCCCATTCACATAAAGCGGCTTTAAAGACACCCGGCTTGTAGTCTTTAAAATAATTAACACTATACCTCTCGTCTTTATGTTTGGACAACAAATCAGCACGACTCATCATATATGGCTTATCGAACTGAAGATAGGTTTCGTTCTCTATGCCAAGACCCCAAAACTCTTCATTAGCTTTGTATAGTTCCAGATAGGGTTTATGTTTGTTAAATAAAACATCATCAGTAAGCTGCGTGGTTTCAAATTCGGTGACATCTCCATGCGTAGGTGTAATCGGCTCTGATAACGTTGTCTCGATCTTCGGTTTATTGTAAGTCGTATGTGTACATATGGGATCTGGATCAGGATAATCTGGAAATTCATCAAAATCGCTCTGAAAATACTTTACACTTTCCTCTTTCGTAAGAACATCGGCATCTCCACGAGGCTGTATTGGAATGTAACTCACAATATCATGCGACATCTATCATCTTTCTGACAAAACAATCCGTATGACATGTTTGTAATGATATAAGAACGAGTTCTGTATAACAACATGTGTTTGTAGACATGCTGCTTCAGTTTCTATTTATTAACGGATTTTACGATGTACTATGCGCAATGTCTCTATTACACATGATTCCGTATTTAGATATGTGTCATTTATCGATGTTTAGGTCATTAGAACCGCAAGCACGACGTATGTTCGCATATTGGATTTTTACGTATGGGTGTATGCGCATGCATGGATCGGTAACCAGTGATGTGACTATTGGTGCAATGTCATATCAATTAGAAGCCCTATTTATTGCATATGAAGCGTTGATTGGCAGAACAATGTTAACATGGAATGCTCTTTTCGTGATATGTATTTGTATTGTTTGTGCATGGCTGGTAAAAAACATCGCCATATAGAAAATGGCATCGAGTTTACTCAAACGACGTGGGGGATTCATGGCACAAGCCATCGGTCTTATGATTGTCCAGCTTTGCATTACGTTTGCATTGTTCTATTTCATTAGAGAACACCCTGTTTTTGGTGCAGAAGTCACCCCATATGCATGGGCATTTGGTCTTCTCGCTATTTTATTCCTCATACCCACATTATTCATTGAATCAACCACGATTAAACTGTTCTTCTTTACGTGTTATTCCATATTGATTGGTTTTATGTTGTCAACGCTGCGAAATGTCCCTCAGAAAATCATCGAGTCGGCATTAATGAGTGTTCTGGCTATATTTGTGTCTATGCTTCTCGTGGGCATTGCTCTATCCAGTATGGGCGTAGATTTGTCTTTATTGGGATTTATCTTATCCGGCATTCTTTTAGGGGTTCTCATCGTTTGCATCGTTGATTTAATATACCCAACAGAAGGAGTGACACGAATTATTCGATTTATCATGGTTCCGCTGATGTCTTTATATGTTGTATACGATACTAATGTGATTATGAGCGGAGGAGTAGATAATGTGGTCGATGCAAGTGTAATGTATTATACGGACGTGCTAAATCTTTTCATCAATTTGATAAACTATGATTAATTTATTTCGATAACCTCCCAAACGATATTATACAATTCGTTGGTTGTAGTCTTGTGGTAATTTTCAATTTTGTCTATATAGGTGTTCCATATTGTTTGAACCTTTGCAGGCCATACTGGTTCAGGAATATCTTCAATACTAGAAGATCGGGATCTGTTGCCGGTTACAGTGACCGGAATTGGCGGCGGAATCCCATCAAAACGATCGCGCAAAAGTGTATAGGCATAATAGCCCATACCAATAATGATATCATACGTCTTTTTTTCTTTCCACTCTCGACCAGTCCATATCATAGAAAACATCTCTGGAAAAGCTTGAGATGATGGTTTGTTAATCCGAATACATTTATTTTCCGGGTGTTGTGGATTAAAGTAAATCATCTTTACCAAATTTGATATTAGCGATAATATGTCCTTTCGTGTTTTGACACTTCCAACCCATTCTGTCCATGTAGATAAAGGGATAAACGAAACGTTTTCTTTACCGAATGCGTGTATCATCTCATCTATCATCATTAATGATATGTTTCTTTATGTAGTTAATTTCGCGCTTATAAAATAGTCGTTTTTATCTGTCTTTTAATTAAATAAATGAAGATCAGAATTATCCAAACTGCAGATCACACATCAGGATACAAAGAACTGATGGACGTGACCCGTGAAGTCAACGAAGCGTATTGCGCTAAGTGGGGCTATGACTATAAACCCTATGTGGGTATCAAACGCGGGTTTCATCCATGGAATGCGACGTTCAATCGCATTTATCTGATGGAGGAAGAGTGTGAGAAAAAGGAAGTGGATTGGGTTGTTTATTTGGACGCAGATTGTTTTGTGTATAATCCGGATGTTCGACTAGAAGAAATCATCTTCGAGGAAAATAATTCTCAGATGGGATTCATTTTCTGCAAAGGATCTTCCGATGCGCTGTATGATATCAATGCCGGCGTGTTTTTCATGAACGTTCATAATCGATTTTCTTCACATGTCATTCGGATTTGGAGAGATTACTACGAGTCTATTTTATCAGAGGAAATCCTCTATAAAGCGGTAGTACCGTGGAGCATCCATGCCAACGGATTCTATGTTCAAGACCAGACCATCCTTGAACATATTTTCCGGATGTATCAAACACTGGGGACCCTGCACATGTTCTTGAAGACATACAATGGTGTCTATCAGAATCGTTTCAATTACAATGGAGATTTCATTCGTCAACTAATTCGACCTCATATGGGAGCAAACGGACCTTGCATCGAAGAACGCATCGTCGATGCCAAAGTTCAGGTGCAAACTGCGCTTTCAAAGCTGAAGGGTGGTATTGTGTTGCAACAAGCCGTACAAGAATTGCACGTGTCTGCGCCGCCCCCTATGCCTCCAGCTCCCCTTCCACCCTCATCCTCACCTTCATCTGTATCTGACCATCCTATACAGAAAAACGAACCTACACCAAAACAGGAAGAGGATACACCAATGCTATCGAGTCATGATGTCACCCAATCTATTTTAATGAATTGCGGTGGATTTATATCGACCGGAATAATGCCTCCTTAATTCGTAAATTGATCTTTCCAACTGAGTTTTAGTTCCTTTTTAATATCCGACTTACGAAGACACGACTTCAGTAATACCGGATTAGAGGAATTTGAGACGCTTATAATGTCATCTTTGTTGAAGAAACGTACTTCTTCCAAGTCAGATTTGGTGGTGGTTGAATCAGGTTCTAAAGGTTCTAAAGGTTCAACAGGCCGAATTAACCTGATTAAAAGCCATATTGCTAATACAAAAGTCAGACAAATGAAAAATGTTCGACGAACAGAAGTCATAACTACTTTTGGAAGACTTTTTTCTTTCTCTTTCTCTTTCTATACAACAGAGATAGAGACCCATGGATGAAATGGCTCCTTATGTTTTAGTAGGACTATTGGGACTGGGTGGAATGTTAGCGGCTGTGCTCAGTGATTCGGAAAAATCAGAGTATGTCGAAACAATACACGAAAATCTAAATAAAAATAAACAAGGAATTCCCGCAGCATCAGCACCCAACAACATGCGGAGACCCCTAGAGTACGAGTATAATTCAGATGTAAATGAAGAAGATAAACACAAAGAACCAGATATGCGCATGTTGGGATTGAAAGATATTATCGAACAAAATCGTTTGAGGCTAGAGAAACAAGTTCTTGAACATGAAAACCGTGTCAAAAACCAGAAAGTTCGAACTAATTTTCTTTGATAAATTAAAACATACAATGTCTGCGGCCCCGTTACCTGCTTTAATGTTGGCAAAATCACCTGCTAAAGCACTTTCTCTTGCACCTGTTGCTGCACCCGTTGCGGTACCTGTTGCTGCAACTCCTGCAGCACCACAACAGACTGTTGCGAATGACGTTTTAATGCGAAGCATCAAAATACTCGATATCGGCTATATTACGGTGATCTATTTCAGCATTGGTCTCGGGATGGCCATTTTGGTAGATAAGGTCATGGGCAAATTCGATGTCGAAGAAGCAAAAAAGAAGCCTCAATGGGTAATTCTTCTTCAAGTATTACTTCACTTATGGTGCTATGGCGTTCTCGTTTATGTTATACGCAATTTAGTAGAACTCATTCCCTTCCCTCTGAACGGTTATGAAGGTTTCCAGCACAAGAAGGTCAAGGAACTGGGCAGTGCAGCCACATTTGGTTTAGTCTTCCTGCTTTTCAGTTCTTATCTCAAAGACGAAATTTCCTTTGTGTACAAGTCTTTCTATTTAGGGTTCTAATTTCCCGCCATCTGGAAACGACCATACGTTCATCATTCCATGCGTCTCTAGCCATTCTTTGACCCACAATCGACATTGAGATTCTTTGTTCAGGTCGTATAGAATGAGTGGGGTATGTTTCCACTCTTTTTTATTTCCCGATTTAATTCCTATTAAATAAGAATATGAATCAAGAATTTTCTTTTTTAGCGTCTCTTCGGACCAGCTGGAAACTTCGTCAACCGGCATAGAGATAGAACCCGGGATGGACTTCATATCGTGAATATGGGCGGGTAGAGTATCAATAATGAGATGAGTGTGTTGTTTGACGGCAGCTAGGAATTGTTTCTTAGTCAGTTCGATGAACAGAGGGATTGTGGTGAAGGCGGTGTGGGACCATCTCACCTTGTTATCTTCTTTTTCTGCATCAAGCGCATATGTGACATGAATATGGCGTGTATGAATTCGCTGCGTGCTTTCATTATAATATATTTGCGGACACTGGATATAAAAAACTGCATGTCCCTTTGCGTCGGTGCGCGCAACTCCGCAATTTGTAGTACGGTCATATACCTGTGAAGCGGTTTTGATTTGCAGCAT